ACCCAAGGGTATGAAGGCTCCAGCTAACACCACCAACGCTCAGATGTATTATGAAATCGAGCAGGGCGAGGGTGGGCAGTTTAGCGAGATGCCGGAGTGGCTGCAGGATAAGATTCGCGCCAGCAAAGAGTTTGCGACCGCTGCGGGCAAGTCTACGGCCATCAAGGCCGAGGTTGACGCAGATGGAAACGCAATGCCGTTCTAATTGTAATGGCTCTTACAATCACAGCGAAAGAGCCTACCAATTCCCGTCTGGTCCAAACGGATCAGGCGGGTCATTGGTACTCAGAAAAAGGCGAGTCTGCTCATGTAATTATTGGCAAGAATGGCAACGAGCGAAACACCACCGTAGCCGATGCTCGCAAGTTGGGGTTGCTGCCTAGCGTTACATCTATTATCGGAATCCTAGACAAACCACAACTGACAAGCTGGAAGATAGAGCAGGCCATCATGTCCTCGCTCACACTTCCGAAGGAGGAAGGTGAAACTCTCGAAACCTACGCTCGAAGAGTGGTTAAGGACTCCAAAGAATCAACAACGAAGGCAGCCGAGCATGGCACAAGAATGCACGAACAAGCCGAGAATATCCTCATGGGACGCTCTGTGTGCAAAGATGAAGACCTCCAGCCCTACATCGAAACCTTCAAGAAGTGGGCGGACGAAAACGTAGAGAAGACCTACTGGTGCGAGAAGGCACTTGTTGGCGCGGGGTATGCCGGAAGATGTGACGCATACGTCAAGTTGCGCGATGTGGGTGACGCTATCGTCGACTTAAAGAATCGGAAGGTTAATCCAAAATATGAGCCATTCTATGACACGGACTGCGCCCAAATTTTTGCTTACCTTTCAGCCTCCGAAAACCCCAAAGCAGCAGGCGTGTCAATCGTGCTGGCATCAAATGATTCAAGCAAGATCATGACTAAGGTTTGGGACGAAGACGAACTCTACCAAGCTGGTATTGCCTTCTGCGCGATGCAGAAAGTGTGGGCTTGGGTAAAGGGTTACACACCTCCTGGGATGAAGCTATGATCGACCCACAAGACGTACTGTGGCTAGAGGAATTGCTGGACCAAGTTTATCGGAGTCTTGCCAAATGACTGCGCCTACCATAGCCGAGATGGGTGATGCTGCCGCCGACATAGTGTGGCGCGTTATGGGTAGGGGATCAGAGAAGTCTGCCTACGGGGATTGGCTGGAGAAGGATAGGCCGACTCACGATTACCATATCGCCAGAGCCGTCCGGCACTTGGCCACAGCGCAGATGCAACTGCACAAGTCCACGCCTTGTCCAGACAACAACGGCGAGACGGCGGCTGACCATTTAGAGCGTGCGTTGGTTCGGTGCTTGTTTACGCTCGCACAGATTAAGAAGGAGGTTCCGCGACTATGAGATGGATTAAGAAAGAGTTTGATGATGACGGCAAACCAGAGTGGGCGGTTTACAATGACGAGGCTGGTGAGGGCAGGCAGGAAGATTGGTCGCACTATGATACGTTTGAAACTAGGGATGAGGCAATCAAGGGGTGCGGGAGTGTTACTTGGGAAGACTATGATTGCAGCGACAAATGAAGCTGGCTCTGTCATGGGTTTTGTATTGGCTGGGGGATGTCATCAGCCGCACCATCTTGCGGTTAGGGATTGGCTACGGCCTATACAAGACGCTGATGCTTTGGTCGGTTGACCTAGATGACAAGTTTGATGTTTGGAAGGAAGTAAAACCAAAAAGGAGAAAACGCAAATGAAGGATCTAGGCAAAATTACTTTTGGAAAATCACGGCCTGCGCCCAAGCAAGTTCTAGTCGACGTAACCTATGACGATAAGACGGCCAAGGCTCTGCACGCCTTTGGGCTGAAGCGGTTAAAGAAAGATCAAGAGGCAGTGGTTCAGTACGTCATCACGAAGGCGTTGGAGGGCTTGGTCAAAAAATGAAACGCGCTGTAGTCACCATGGCGTTTGGGACGGAGTGGGATAAGGTTCTCGCGCTCACCCAGCCCCGCATCGAGGATTTTGCCAAGCGTAACGAGATAGACTTTATTTTGATAAACAGATCGGTCATGGACCCTAAGGACTATAACAAGTCGCTCCTCGCAAATATACTGGTTGGTCGAGGCTACGAGCAGTGCATCTACATCGACTGCGATTGTCTAGTGGCCAAAGACTGCGATGACTTTGCTAACCCCAAGGAGGAGGGTAATGACGGCTTTATTGCCTTTGATGAGGGCGATTTCTTAGACCGCAAGGAGGGGATGAAGAAGCTGGCCGCGCAGTATGGCGGAACGATTACGCCTACCTACTACTTTAACTTCGGCGTGTTTGCCATCCGGCGCAAGCACGTTGGCTTACTATCCCTACCCCCGCTGGGTACTGTACCCAACCACTTCGGTATGCAGACCTGGGCGAACATCCAAGCGCACCTCTGGGACATCCCGCTGTCTGGCTTAGATCCCGCCTACAACTGCATGACCAGTGTGGAAGACCAGTACGGCCTAGACCGCCACAAGGATGCCTACATCATTCACTACGCTGGGCAGTCGGGGGATTTAGATAAGCTGGCAGCTACGATTGCGGCTGACGATGCCAAGCTGAAAGAGCTAGGGCGGTGACGGAGATTAAGGTCGTGGAGGAGTGTGGTCGCTTTCGGCTACACACGATGGCGGGTAACGTCATTGGTCCGCGACTTTATGGATCGCGCCCGCCGACTGACTTTCCGCCGTTGCAGGATTTGTTTGACACCTTGGAAGCGGCGCAAGAGGCTTGCGAACTGTGGAACGAGTACGCTCTTTGGCATAAGGCTCAACGTAAGAAGAAATGAGAAGCACGCAACTAACCAGAGGAGATCGTGATGACAGAATGCGACAACTGGCGGGAGAGGTGGCACTGCGAGCCATTGAAGACTTGCGGTTGCTGCGCCGGAGGGGAGCGGTGAAAGGGATGAAGGTTATCCCTTGCTACACGGGGCGGGATCTAAACGAATGTCCCGAATACAATAACACCATCGAGATCCGCAAACTGCTACGCGACTTTAAGAATGGGACGGTAACGTGGTGGTGCAGGGCTGGTGGAATTAACATCGACACGCCACGACTTTTGAGGATGATGGAAGTATGACTTTGCACATCGTTAACTTCTTGGGCGACCTGTTCACCTTCTTCGCGTGGACAACGCTGTTTATGTCTTTGTTCGTCTCCATCGTGGCAACGGCATCCTACATCACAATCAAGATGGTCGAGTACATCATCCAATTATTCCGTGAGTGAGTTTAAGCAAAAAGTATTAACGGCGGCAGTAGACCGCTATGTGCTGACACCGACCCAGTGCATGATGTTGCGTCAAGACGCAGAGGTGATCGGGATGAAGCGTGCAACTGTGATGAAGAAGGATGGGACTACGCGCAGGTCGTTTGCCAGAAGTTGCTCGTCATGCTGGGTTCCGATGGCTACCCACTACAAATGGCTTTATTCGATAGTCAATGAGTTGACAACGGCTGTCAACGCCGAGCATTACCGCTTCGACATTACGGGCGTGCAACAGTTACAGATACTAAAATACAATCCACTCCAGCAGTTTTGGTGGCACTACGATACGTTTACTGGATCAGATCGCAAGATGACGATGGTGGTTAATCTGTCCGATCCTTCCGAGTACCTTGGCGGTGGCTTGCAAGTTAAGGCTGACTTGGTTGGCGGAAGGTTTATTCGAGATCAAGGGGCGGGTTGCTGGTTCCCGTCCTACGTCGAACATCGTGCGCGTGCGCCTATCTGGGGTACACGCTGGGTGCTTGTGGCTTGGTTAACTGGACCAGCTTGGCGATGACCCACGCAGCTAACCTACCCCGACATCAGTATGTGTCGGTTGACAAGTCCGTGATTAGCCAAGGCCAAGTACAGGGCTGGGAGGATGCGGTTTGGTTTGGGTTATCCAGCGTGCCACACCGAGCTTGGGCTTGCACTGTGATGCTCAAATGCGGTGCGTTGTATCGAGGCTTGCCCTTGTCTGCCATCTGCCACGATCCAGTGGGAAATTCCCACAAGTGGGAGCTGCGGGATGCACAACGCTGGGATTGTTTTGGCTACAACTTCTCTACCATCGAATACGATTACTTACGGGAGTTAGACTGTAACGTATGGATCGCAAGCAGGCAGGAGTGGTTGGGCGGAAGCTATATGTTTACCGCCGAGCCGTATGGAGATGCCTACAGCTTGGAACCTAGCCAAACTAAGTCGCACCATTTCATCGCCCTGCACAATGGACGGCTGACGTGTGTGCCAGGCAACAATGTGTTATTCACAGAAACTTCTTTCACCGGCAAGAAACCTATTGCTAAACCAGATTGGCTTCGAGTACAAACAAACACCTACCACGCCGAGGAGCAAGGCTTTGACGCTGTGGTGGGTGAAGAAACCGCATGAAATCAATTTACAAATACGCACGGCTGGAGGTGAAGGCATTGGCCGAGATGCTGGAGCTTAACGCCTGCCAGCCTGGGCGGTTGCTGGAAACAAACGTCTCACCCCTAGCATGGATTATGAATCAGATGCTCTACGACAAGTTTCATGGTAACGGCTGGAAGTTAAATCTACTCACAGGAGCTTTTGAAAAAGTATGACTATAGAAGCCAGAGACAGACTTAAATGGTCACGCGATATGCTTCTGATCGCACGCGATAAGCTAGCCGTAGAGAGGGATCGCGTTTCTCATGGCCATGCAATTGATTTAATCCAGATCATAACCATGGTCGATGCAGCGGCACTGATAGCGAAGGAGATATTGGAGGCGGAAAAAGGATTGACGCAGTAAACCCAAATAATAGAAAGGAACACCAAATGAAACTATGGACCAATAACACCAACGCAGTCACTGTCGTCGATGACAATAAGCTGTGGCCGCGTTGTAGCTACATCCTACCCGATGAGTTAGTCAACCCGCCTTTCACAGACGCAATACCCGTACCGCACTTAATTAAGCCGTACTACCCAGGCCGAGCCGAGGGTGGGACAACAGCGGTCTACCGCGCTGGTGCAATCGGCGATGCCATCATGGCAACAGGGGTGATCCGTTACCTAACCGAGACTTCGGGGGGTGCGGTCGATGTCTACTGTCCCGCCCGCAATATGCCTCTCTACGCTGGGCTGGGAGCGAGGCTGTTGCCATTACCCCCAACCGCCGAGGCATGGGCATCCTATGACGCGCACGTTGTGCTGGATGATCTGTTCAGCGGCAAGGTGGGCGGCACGGAGCTTGGCACTGGTGCTGGCAATCAC